CGCCTCTACACGACGCGCTATCAGCGGTGGTGCGGCAAGACCGCGATCTTCGGCAGATGGATCGCCGTATGGCGCCGCTAGCTGAACGTCACGCCCTCTGGTATCGGCAGCGTAAGCGGCGTGTGCAAGCACCTATCGCCGTTGGACAGTCCACCGGCGACGACGATTGAGCCCCCCGTGGTCCATGTGGCCTGTTTGCCGTAGTTGCCGCTCGGTATTGCCCACAGACACGATAGATTCACGTTCTTGCTGGGTTTTACGCCTGACGAGTAAAGAAACACGTTGTAGTTGTTCACGTTCACCGTGCTTTTGAACCCGCTTAGGTTCACATGTAGAAGGCCATTGGCTCGATCCACGATGATGTTCATACCGCCGCCGTAGGCGTCCGGTTTGAAACTGCTCGTGTCCTGCCACCGGAATTTCGCGTACAGGAGCGGCTGGGTTAGGGAAAACTACGCGGGCATGGGGTCGGTGGTGCGCCATACGCCGGTGCATCCCGCATACGCGCTGTTCGGGTTGCCGAGCATCGTGACGGTGCCATTGGCCTCGCCGTAACAGATGAATGTCGTTTCACCACCGAAAACGGCCACGGGCGTATTGACGCTGACGGGTCGATACCCTTCGGGGATCTTCTCCTGAGCCGTCGTGTAATTGTTCTGCCCGCTATTGTTGAATTTCACGTTGCCGCCCATGAAACAGATATCACCGATGCGCGTAAGCAAAACGCTGTTGCTGCTGTACGGTACTCGCCATGTCGTGGAACGCTGGGTTAGGGAATCCCACACGTCGCTCATCGGCCTCAAAACATTAAACAAGGGGACCGGTGTGCCGATGGTGATGCCGTCCAACGGGATGCGATACAGGGGCATGTCGTAGGTGGTGCCCCCGTCCAACGGGCTGGTGGTGTTCAACGTTGGGTCGGTGGGCGTGCCCGTGGTTGGCGTGCCCCTGACCACCACCAGTTCCGCGCTCTCAACCGACTGCGAGCCCTTCGTGTACCGGCATACGATCAGATCGTTGCGTTTCTGCCCCTGACTGCCGTTGGTGACGATCAGGTCCTCGGGCGTGCCTTGGCTGACGTGACGGCCCTGCATGACCAGCTCGCCCGTGCCGATGGTCACCTTGTTCGCGCTGACTACCGTGATTTCGAACTTGTCGTGCACGTTCAGGACATAATCGTCCAAGCCGAGGATGCCGGCGTTCAATCCCGCCGCCTGCTCCGCTGTCGCGTGCGCCTTGCCCGCATGACCGGTGACGAGTTCAGCCATTCTGCTTGCCTCCGTTCTGCATCCAACTGTCGAAGCTGTTATCAAAGTCCTTGAGCTTGTTCACATAATCCGCGTGATCCTGCTCGCAGAACAGGTAGTCGTGGCCCGTGCCGGTGGAGTCCAGCCGGTTGACGTTGTACCACGTCTTGATATCCGGGTCGTCCAAGTCCTTGTACCATTTGTTTCTGCCGCACCGGTCGCATTGCATGACCGTCGCATTGTCGATACGCGCCATAATCGGCTCCTTACTGTTTATTCGGCCCCGTAATCGACGCTTAGGACGCCGTCGGAGACCTTGACGATTTTCTTGGTTATCGAAGCGTTGACGGTGATGCCGGTGAGATTATCCCTGGCGGTCACGGTGTCGCCAACGTCGAACACGATGCCCGAATCCTCATGCACGGTGACCTTCACCTCACCATCGGACTGCAAGTCCTGAAGTTTCTTCTTCGTGTTCTTCGCCAACTCGTCCGCCTCGGCCGACGAATAGTCGTACACTTGGGCAATCTCGTCCAAACCCTTGAACGTCTGGGTTTGGGTGACGTTGCCTTTCGAGTCCGCATACCAGTGGCTGACGATGCGGTTCCTCAACTCGCCATTGCCCAAGCCGATCATGTGGTTCGGCTTGCGCCACGTGCGCGATGCGTCGAAGTCCAACAGGTCGGAGTCGATGTCGTTCCCGTAGTCGCCTGCCGTCTCCAGCCATGTTTCGACATGGCCTGACCGGTAGGCGACTTTGAGTTTCAAACCGTTCGCTTTCGCCATCGCGCAGACGCCCGTGTATGCGTCCACATACCGTTCGAACTGGTAGGACTTGATGGACACGTCGCCGGACGGGGGAACGACCGCTTTGAACAACGGGGTGAGCGAGACACGGGACAACAACGCACCAAGTATGGTGGAGGCGTTGCCTGACACGGTGAGGTAATCCTGCCCCGAATCCGGGGCGAGAATCTTGTTTTCCAACATGCCATGCCACGTGCGCCCCGAATACGTGAGCGTGGAATCACCACGCTCCAACTGGTCGCGCAACGCATCAACTATCCCGCCGCACTCGGACTCCTCCAAATAGACGAACGCGCCCTGCGGGATGAGCTTGTCCACCGTCAACTCGAAATCGTTCTCGTCCTTGCCCCACGCGCAATCCAACGAATAATCCTCGACCATCATCGAATCCACATGGTTCGCATCGGTCACCACAAGCCCTACACCCATTGCGGTTCGCTCGCCTCCTCGATGATCGTCAGATCGATGCCGAAACCATCCCATTGAGCAGCGAGCTCGCCGGACGGTATCGGCTGGAAGATGTAGCTTCCCCCGTTCTCACCGCCCGTGCGCACACCCTTGGAGAACATGTTCGACGTGTCGCCGTTCTCAGTGGTCAGGATGATGCTTTTCTCACCCTCCACACTGGAAATGGTCACGTAGCCGCCCGAGGGAATGTCCATGTCCAACTCGTACCGGTTGCCCCCCAACGTCAACTGGGGTTTCGACACGGGGCCGAACCAGACCATTTCGAACGGCATCGGCGCGGGCATCGGATTCACCACGGTCGTGTTCCTCGCGGTCGGCATATAGTCGTGCGGGTAATCGTGCGGGTAATCCAAATCCAAGCCGGGCTGCAACACATTCGACCAGAAATGCTGCACGTCCAACCGTCTCCGCCACACGCCGTCCAACAGCACGATGGTCAAATCAATGCTGGCGTCCGACGCACGATGATGCGACTGGGGGCTGGTTTTCACGATGACCGCATGCTGCGTCCATGCCGCGCCGGACTCGGCCAGCCCGGTTATCACACCGGGCTGGTTCATCTGAATATCCGCGTCCGTAGCACGCATGAACGCATCCAAATCGGACGGGTTTATGACGCTCATGCTGACACTTACCTCACGAGCCTTGCGTGTAGGCATACCCAATCCACGGTAGGTCAGCGAGTAATCCCATTCGCGGGATCGCAGTCCGAGGGCCGCACCCCACGACAGTTTGGATTCCAAGTCGAACACCTGTCCGGTCACGCCTGACGTGTAGGTCAGTTCGCTCATAGGGCTCCTCTCACATCACGGTTGAACGCCCTCTGCGAAGGCCACGGACTGCTGTTCTCCGAGATCACGGACGGCAGTCCGGCCGCAAGAGCCCCTACCTGTCGGTTCAGTTCGTCCACACGGTTGTTCAACTCGCGCACGCCGGCGTTCAAGTTGCCGTTCGCTTCGACGTTGACAACAGGGTTGACCTCGATGTTCCACGAGCCGTTCGCCGTGGATACGCGGCCACCGGTCGCATACGCCTGAGACTTCCTGCGAGCGTTCAACGCGAACGCGGACGGTTGCATGGCTTTCTCCACACTGCCGACCGCGTTCAACGTGTTCAGGAAACTCCTGCCATACAAGGCGTCAATCTTCTTGACGGCTGCGGCACGAAGCACCATCTCACCATTGGACAGCATCGCCGGAATCGAATCAGAAGTGGAAGTACCGGGACCATAGATACGACCACCGGTAGCATGACCGCCACCCCCGGATATCGTGTCGATGAAAGCCGTCCATGTGCGACCAGCGATTGACCGCAGAGTGGATAGCAGGTTCGACGCGACATCCAAAGCGTTGCCCATCGCATTCAACGTCGTGGAATGATAGGCGGGCACCTTGCCGATCATGCTTCGTGCCGTTCCGGCAAACGATGGCGTATTGCCGAGACCCGTAAACATGGACAACCACTGCTGAGGAATATTCCGAACCGCATTATTGGCGATGTTGGAAAACAGCGTCGTATTGCCGGAACCAGTCAATATAGACTGCCACTGCTGAGGAATGCTCTCAACGGCGTTCTTCGCGATACCGGATGGGCCACTGGTGCCATCAAGTCCGAACAGCCACGACCACCATTCATGGGGAACACTGAACACGTTCGCCTTAGCGGACTCGGTGCCCTCGCTGGTGTTATCGACGGCGCTGACGAGAATATTATTCTCAGCGAGCTTTTCACCATCGGACTCCCTATAGGAGGCGAGTTTCACCTGAGCGTCATCATCGTTGGCGTCGATGTTGAAGCTGACGCCCTTGGCGGCGGGAACCTTATTCTTCTCCACGTCCTTTATCTTGCCGGAAGCGTGGTCGATACAGTCGAGAATCCACTGTATCTGCTCGTCGGTCAGGTTCAGATAGCCGAGCTCGTCCCTGACCTTCTGCATGCGCTCCTCAGCGTTGCCCTCACCTGAGAACAGCCACTTGTAGGCTTTCTTGGACATGCCGAGAGCAAGAAGATTCTCCTTGACCTCGCCTGTCTCCCAGCGAGCATTGCCCTTCGCGTTCAACAGCAATGTGAGGTCCCTCTCGGACAAGTCGCCTTTCATCAGCTGCTCAACAAGACTGAGAACACCGTCCAACGTGGTGACCACTCCAGCTTCACGTAGCCGGATAACGATCTCTTTCTCACCATCGGTCAGACCGGATATGCCCTGCACGAGCTTATCCACCGCATCTTGGGCGATTTCCGAATGAGCGGTGATCGTGGTACCCACATCAGAGGGAATCAGACCAAGCGAATCAGCGTACCTTTCAGCAGCTTCCTCACTCATGCCAGCGGCCTGAGCCTGCTGCACGATGGCCTCACGCGCCTCATAAATGGAGTTTGCGGCCTTCTGCGTGTACTCCTCCACCTGACCGTTCTTCTCACCATAGGAGAGAAGCTGATGGGCGGACAGCAACGCGGTAGCGGCCACATCCTTCATCGCCTTGTCGGTGCGCACATAGGCGGCGTTGTTGGCGTCAGCCAGTTCGCCGTTTTCCTTGAACGCCTGACCGTTCGCCTTGACCGTCGTGGCGAGCGAGCTGAGCTTGTCGGACAGCGCGGAGGAGGAATCGGAGATCTGTTCGAGGGAACGCAGATATTTCATCTGCTCCTTGACGGATTTCTCCAAGCCTTCCTTGTGCTGCTTCTTCAACGCCTGCAACAGCGTGTCGGCGGCGATGGCGGCATCGGTCTGCTTCTCGACCATCATGCCGTACTGGTCGCTGGCCTTGTATGTCTCCTTGCTTTGCGCCTCCAACTGTTTGACGAGCTTCTTGTAGCCGGCCTCGTTGCCGCTGACCGCATCGGTCAGCGTACTGGTATTGATGCCCAGACGTTTGGCCGCGTCGGCTGCGGACGTGTAGCCGCCGCTGACCTTGACGAGCCATTCAGTGACCGCGCCGCCACCGTCCTTGCCGAACAGGAGCGACGGGTCATCCCACTGTTTCGTGGTCTCCGACTTGAAATCGTTGAACGCGTCCGCCGCCTCCTTGGCGTTGGACTTGATGCCCTTCATGCCGTCGATGACCTTGTCCATCGCCTGCTTGGATGCTTCCGCCTTCGTCGTGTAGTCGGATATCGCATTGCCGATGACGGCGATGCCCGCGCTGATTCCCAGACCGGCAACCGTCGTCCAGCCGCCGAACGCATCCCACAGGTTCTTCACGCCGGTCTTCAACGAACCGAACCTGCCGGACTGCTGTTCGGCCTGCTCCCCGGCCGAACGGATGGAGGCGATGGCCTGACCGTTCGCACCGACCAAGCCGCCCATGTCCTTGGAAGTCTCCTTGGCAGCGTTCCCCGGAAGGAGCAGCTTCTTCGAGTTAGCTTCCGCCGCCATGCCGAGGGAATTGACCTCGCTGATGGCACCGGACAGAATACCCGCATAATTGCCGGAACGCAACTGGTTCATCGCCTTAATCAGGGTGCCCATTTTCACGGACGCCTGTTCGGCGCTCAAACCCAGTTCGCTGAGCATCTTCTGGTATCGCATCGTGGACTGGATGTTCTGCAACATGCCGGTCTTCAACGACTCGAACGCCGTCTTGCCCGCACGACCGAACGTGGCCCACAATGTGATGATGCTTTTCACCGGCCCCGGCAACGAGTCGAACGCTTGGGCCACGCCGGTGGCACCCTTGGCGATGGTGCTGATAAGCGGGCTCACGGTACGCAAAGCGGACGCGAACGTGCCGCCGAACGTGCGCGACAACTGGCCCACCATGCTCGCCAAATCGGAGAACATGGGGCCCGCGTCACCCACCGCGTCAAACACCTGGCTGAACCCGTCGCGGACACCGGAACTGAAATCGCGGATTCCACCACCGGACTGCTGCAACACGCGACTCAACCCAGTGATGCCCTCGCCTACGATCTGGCCCGCGTCACCGAACACCGCGCGAGTGGTGTCCTTCAACGAGTACGCGGCGTCGCCAATATCCTTGAAAGCGTTGCGCATCTTGTCCTGCGCGTCCTGCGCACCAGCGCTCCAAGCCTCCAAAGTCTCTTGGAACTTGATGGTGTGAACGGCCTTGTTGGCTTTCTCCAAAGCCTCGGAAAAACCTTGGATACCGTTCTCGGTCTTCGCCAGAGTACCCAACGTGCCCTCAAACACGCCTATCAGGTCGAACACGGACGATTTCAGATAGCCGCCCTGTTCGATGGCCTTTTCCATCGCCTTAGAGACTTGACCGGTACGTTCGGCGGTATCCACCCAGTTCGCCCACTTCTCGGCCACGTCGGAAATGTAGGAGGCCATGCGGGGCAGATACTGGCTGGACTGGTCGCCCAAGCCGAGGAACGCGCGGGCCAGTGACTGCAAGCCCGGGTTCAGTTCGGACACCGCGAGACGAGTGTTCTCGAAGATACGCGGTAGTTGGTCGGCTTCGTTCGACTGGCGCACCACGTCGATAAGCCCGTTGAGCACCTTGCCTTCCTCGACGGCGATACCGTTCAAACCCTTGGACAGTGAGGGGGCCACGTCGTTGGCGAGACGGTACAGGTTATCCCCGTACTCGTTCCAAGCGTTGTCGCCCAACTCCTTGTTCAGGTTCGCCAGCGAGGTCTTGGTGACATCGAACTTTTCCTTCAAATCACCGAACACCCGGTAGCCCACGTAGCCTGCGGACGCCAGACCAGCCAACGCGGCGGGAGCGGCCAACGCGGCCTTGCTCATGGACACGAGGCTGACGCCGACACCGCCCGCAGTGCGTCCCAGGTTCAGGAGTCCGGCACCCAACGCGGTGACGCCGGCACCGAGAATCGACCACTTGGGAACCACCTTGTCGAGCTTGTCGAACAGGTTCACAAGACTGTCGAACTGGTTCTGCACGCCCTTCAAACCGGTCGCACCACTGGTCATGCCGGAGAAAATCTTGCCAAGGTCTGTGCCCTTGAAATTAGCGAAGATGTCGATGGTGCGGGGGCGGGTGAAGTAGGCGAGATGGGCTCGGGCCACCGCGGTCTCCAAGTCCAAATCCATCTTCAGCTCGTCGTTCTTGTCCTCGAATTTCTTCAGCTTCTCCTCGGCGCGATGCATTTGCAGGTCGAGGTCGGCTTCAAGCTCCCAACGACGTTCGGGATTGGCTTTGATCTTGGCGGCGGTCTCACGCATCGACGCGATGATTCGTTCCTGATCGACCTGCCAGTCCACGGGAATGTCGAGGCGCGTATGACGCAGCTTCTCCAACCGGGCTTCGAGCTTGTCGGCGTTGTCCTCCCACACCTTGACGCGGACGTTGACCTCATGCTCCCGGTCGAGTTTGGCGCGCAGCTTCTCCGCGTCATACATCAGTTCCGCGTATTTTTTGTCCCATTGGGTCTTATCCAATGTGGCTTTGGCGGTGATCGGCTTGCGGGATGCGAAGTCGCGCAGCTTCTTCAGCTGGTCGAAGGTATTGTTGAGCTCCTTGCCGAGGTTCTTGTCGATGCCCATGGGCTTGAACTTCTGGAACGCGGCGGAAAGCGCGTTGATCTGGGTCTCCTGCTCGTCGAACAGGCTGGTCAGTTCGCGGGCGGTCTTGCGCTGCTTGTCCATCGTGCGGCGCGAATCGTTCTGTACCGCGTTGAGGCGTTTGACGCTGGTTCCCGTGTCTTCGAACACCTCGGCCAACGCCTTCTGGCCGGCCGTGAGCTTCGACAGCTGCTGGAGCTGCCTGCGGTTCAGCTTCTCGGACTTCTCCTCAAGGTCGAGAATCTTGTTCAGGCCGGAGAACAGCCGGTCGTTCTCACGGTTGAAGTCTTTGAGCCGCGCCTTGCGCATGAGCTCGGCGTCCGAATACTTGGAGATGGCGTCGGTCGCCTTCTCCCACTTCTTGGTGTTGGAGTCGATAAGACGCTGCTGGGCCGCTACCTTGTTGTCGAAATCAGCGGAGAAGAGCTTGTCCTGCGCCTTCTTGTTCTCCGCTATCTCCTTGCCTACCGCCTTCAGGTCGGCTTTCAGGCCCTTGAGCTGTTCGCGCAGCTCGGGGATGCGACTGTTCTTGTACCAGTTCGCGGTGTCGATGTTCCCGGCCTCGCGCAGCTCCTTCATCTTCTTGATGGACCAGTCAAGGGTCTTACTGACATCGGCTTGGCTGCGGGTCAACTGCTCCTGACGTTTGCGCCCGTTCTCGATGGCCTCCGCGTACATGTCGTAGGCGGCGTGCTCGTCCTTGATGAGCATGGTCTGCCTGCGGGATGCGGCCGTGGCCTCCTTGTCGTAGAGGGCGCGTGCCGAACGCATGCGGGAGAGACTGTCCTGAAGACTGTCGGCCACGGATTTCTGCGACTTCTTGACGAACGCCTCCGTCTGGCCGGCGGTCCGCTTGATCTGGTTGGAAAGCCGGTGAATCTTCTCATTGAACGACGTATCGTCCAAGTCGAACCTGCTGGTGACCGGCTTCTTCTCCCACTGCTTCCGCTGGGCCTGCATGGCCTTGTCGATGGCACGCAAGCCGGACGGGTCGCCGTCGATCTTCACCACGTTGGTGAGGGTCTTGCCGTCAAGGTCGCGCATCTGCTCCTTGACGCGTGCGACGCCCTTCGTGTTCACATCAACGGTGACCTCGGGGTGGCGAGAATGCAGTTCCGCGTTGAGAATCTTCCAGAAATTATCGGTGTCCGGGCGAATATCGACGCCGACCGCGCCAGCGGAATACAAGGCCATGAGAAAACCTCCGGGAGGATAAACGAAAACCCCTCGTGGAATGCGAGGGGTTTTCTGCTAGAAACTGTTGCCGCCGAACACGGCACCCAACATGCCCGTGATCTGGGCGAACGACTTGCCCGCCGTGGAGAACGATTTCGGCCCGACCGAATCGGGCTTGACCACGGTGCCGGGCGGATAGACGGGCTGCGGCTTCGACTTCTTGTCGCCCATCATGCGGGCGATCATCACGCGAATCATCTCAAGCTGGTTCGTCATGCTGAGCATCAGCATCTGCGACTGCCCGTAGGTGAGGTAGGAAAGACGCGAAAAGCATGCCGCGTCTTCCCGTGGGAGCGGATGGTGTTCGGCCATCCACGCGCGGTACAGGCTCCCGTCAACGCCCTCCAAACCGTCCAGCAGGTCGCACAGCCATGACGGCTCCATGCGGCCCATACTGGCGGGGAGGTTGATGTTGTAGAAGCGTTGGAAGTCGGCCGAGACCGCTACTCTGCATTCTCCAAGCGCGTCTTGGAGGCGCTTGATTTTCCCAGTGCCACCGAATAGAACGTGGTCAGGGACACCAGCAGCACGTACAGGTTCTCCAAGGTGCGGCCACGGGTGAACTCGTCCCACTGCTTCTCGTCGGCCGCGATTTCGCGGTAGAACATGTCCGCGTACTGCACGATCTCGGCCATGAGGATGACGGCTTCGGACTCGTCGTACTTCGGCTTCTTCTTCGGCTTGTCGGCCTCATCGTCGCCGAATAAGCCCATGTCGCCCAGTTTCCCGTTGCGTTCGGAGATGCGCTGCCATGTCACCGAGAACTCGGCGGACTGGGCCACGTTCAGCTCCTGCGGCTTCGCCATGTCGGGCAGTCCCGCGAACAGCGGCTGCTCCTTGAGCTCGTCCCATGTCTCCGGCATCTTCGCGTTGTCGGTCGTGTTCTTAGTGTTCTCTGCCATCATCGGCTCCTATCCGTGGAAAAGAATGATTCTGAAAAGCCCTATCCGTGGAAAGAGGGGGTTCCTTGCCGCGCGGATAGGAGACGCGGCAAGGAAGAGACGGGTCAGACCGTGAAGTCGGACGGCGCGAAGTAGGCGACGGACGTGAACTTGCCGTTCTTGTCATGCGGAAGCACGCTGGATGTCTTGATGTTCGCCTGAGCGGAGAACTCCACGAACGAATCCGTGGAAAGAGCAGGCAGACTGGAGAACGCGATGTCCGAGTTCGGCAGCAGCAGGCCGGCACGGCCGGTCGTGTTCGTGTCGGACCACAGGATGAACAGGGACTTGTTGATGGGGGTCTTCTCCAAGGAGAAGGCCACGCCGGCGCCGGTCATATCGACCGCGTTGTAGAAGGTCTTGAACGTGCCCTTGTCGCCCTGCACCGAATTGAACGTCACAGTGCCGGTGGTCTGGGCGTACTGGGTGCGGAACGCCGCCTTGAGCCAAGTGCTCAACGTGGTGGCGTCGCCGCCGTCCAACGCGAACTCGGGCAGGTTGTCGTTCGACATGTGGCCGAGGTTCGTCCACATGTCGTCGCCCACGCCCACGGTCGCCGCCTCGACGGTGAACTGCTTGAGCAGTGCGGAGGTAATGATGGTCTCGGCCTTCGCCATGAAGATCGTTCCTCGGACGGCGGTCAACACGCCGTCATCGTGGATGCCGATTTCGTCAGCCATATCGTTTTCCTTTCAAATATGGAAAACCCCGCAGCCGTGCAGGCGTGCGGGGTCTGATTGTGTGATTGATGGTTTTTCAGATAAGGTCAGCCGCGTGGGGACGCGGCCTGTATGCGTTTCGTGGAAGTCCACGCGACGATGCTTTTGGAACTGGTCATGTCGCCGGAAGACCGGGACTCGAAACCGGGATTGTCCACTATCCGCCCGATCTTCCCATAGTCGGTGCCGGGCCGGTAGGGCCATGCGGATATGCAACGGTGCAGCCATCCGCAGATGCGGGCCACCCGTTCCGGGTCACGGCCCAACACCGTCAAAGACAGCGTGTACTGCCATATCCAAGCCTTCAGATTCCAGTCGGGCTGCTCAGGAGCACCGCAATGGTAGAGAATCACGTCATGGGACAACAGGAGCGAATCCGTGGCGGGCGTGACCTCCGGTTGGATGACCGGCCTGAAATCACGGTCCTTCCATTCGACGGCGTCCAGGTAGGCGCGTGTCAGGCCGACCGCATCCAACTGTTCCCTTACGGAAAGGTCGAATATCGTGGGGTCAGACATATTTCGCCCTCGACATGATGAACAATCCCGGCATCCAGGCACTCGGACTTTTGATGCCGTACTTGTGTTCCAGCCACCGATTGAAGTAGCCGAACTCCAAGTGGGAGGCGATCTCGGAACCGTCACGGCCCTTGACGCTCATGATCACGGCGGTATGCGTGCCATGCGCGTGAGTGCTGATGTCGATGCGGTCGGCGACGGACGAGTGCTTCGCCTTCACGTCGGCCAGTCCCTTCGCCTTCGCCTCGACCTTCTCCGCCACGGGACGGGTGGCTTCGGCTCCGAACAGTATCGCCATGTCACGGTTCAGCACCCTTGCGGGCTTCAGCTTCACGTACCCCATGTGCGGCTCCCCTCGGGCGGGACAGGCGGTTTCAACCCGTTGTCCTCGGTCGCATGGCCGATGCATCTCGCGGTGATGTTCCAGTGGTGGGCGGCATCCGAGGCGTGACGCATCTCCATAGGCGGGCCGTCAACCTCGTAACAGGCGTTATCGAGCCAGAACTGCGTGTTGATGTCCCCATGCCATTCCGGCGCGAGAACGATCGCCAACGCATCCTCGCGCAGGCCACCGGTCGTTTGCGGCGTGGTGTCCTGCGCCCAGTTCTTGGAAAACGTGCTGTTCTTATTGATTCGAGGCTCGAACGAGCAGTAACAGTAGGAGGCGTCCCCATCCGGCACGGTGCCGGAACCGTAGACGGTTTCGACCGGTTTCATCGGCTGCACCACGATCATGTCGCGGTGCAGAAGGTCATCCGTGATACGAGGCTCCAACTCGGTATCGTCGTACAGGTGCCCGCCGCCGAGTTCATCCAAATCAACACCGTCGTAAAGGTGTCCCAAGTCCAATGTTTCATCGGCCATAGGGCCTCACAATCCGTAGATTCGGCTCAACCCGACACCAATGGTGCCTACGGGGCCGTGTCCCTCCGCGTAACCGTCAAGCAACTGCTTTTCGCGTTTGCTCACATACAGGTTGGGACTGGCATCATAGGCGGGCGGATTAGGCTGGGGGTCATGCTCCTCATACGAATAGTTGCCGTTCGACTCGGATTTGAGCCGGTGCCATCGCATGACGCGAATCACCATCGAGCAGACCACGTAGGCGAACGTGTCCTCGCTCAGGTCGCCCGAATTGAGGCGGGGTTCCGCGTTGCCGGATTCGGTCAACGCTATTTCGGCGGCGATACGGCAACGTGATTTCACCCATTCGTTCGGATAGGCGTCGGCTAGCCCGGGCTGGTCAAGCAGACTGACCTGCATGTGTTTCATCCAGTCGATGCCGTCAACGCTTGCCATGACGGCTCCTACAGGACGTTGGCCTTGAACGTGCTGACGGCATCCTGCAATACGGGCAGCGCGGAGCCGTTGACCCAGATATCGTAGTTGGCCGGAGCCTGATGGGAGAGCATGGCGGCGACAAGACCGTCGTTGACGCTCTTGTTGATCTCATACTCGGAGTTCTTGGCTTCGGCGGTCGGGCCGGAAGCGGTGAAGCCAAGGGTCGGGTCGTTGAACGAGGGAAGCATGACGAACGTCGCATCGGGAATGAGCGTGGTGGTGTCCACGTCCATCTTGAAGCCGCCGTCCAGTTCAAGGTTCTCGTATTCGAGGTCGAGCATACGCACGTCGTTCAGCTGAAGCTGGCTGGCGAGAACGCCCAGCACCTCGTCGCGGGTCAGTCGTGGCTTGGAATGAGCCAAGTCCATGCCGGACGCTTCCTGACGGAACTGTTCGTTGACGCGCAATGCGTCGATGACCTTCGACGTGGTGAACGCGGCGTGCGGTGTACGGCCCTTGTTCTTGCGCATGACCTCAATCCAACCCTGAACGTCGGCAATCGGGTCGGAAGTAGCCTGGGACCAGAGAGTGGTCGGAGTCTGATTATGCTGCTTGGCCGGACGGCCGAACGAGTAGACAACGTTCGCGCCGTTCTCGTTGATGGTGATCTTGCCATCCATCATCGCGGAGATGGACTCAAGTTCAAGGGTCACGCCGGCGGTCTGGCCCAGATGCGTGGTCTTGGCTTCGGCCTTGTCGTGGATGAACTGCTTGTCGTTCGCGTGCTTGGCCATATCACGTTCGGTGATGTGGTCCATGCCGGACAGGGGCAGAAGGCCCGTATGCTGTTCGGCGGACTGTTCGACCATCGAAGTGTGGCCGATCTCGGCGTCCAGCGCACGACGCTGCATGGCGTTCGTGGAGAGCGTCGGCAGATTCGGCGTCCAAGAGACGGTCCATTCGCCGTCATTGGACTGGATGGGGAACATGGTGGAGAACGGGAGAATGCCGTTCACGTAATCGAAGCCCGCCTGCGCAACCTCGGTGGCTTCGCTCGGCGGGAAGATTTCCTTGTCCAATGCCATTGGATATTTCCTTTCAGATATGAGAAAACCCGCCACGAGGGGCGGGTTTCAAAGAATCGGTTTAGACGGGGTGTCAGGCGATGGTGATGGTGTTCGACTTGTTGTCGGTGCCGACCCAAGTGCCACCGGTGATGGCACCAGAGGTGTTCTTGGTCAAGGTGATGGACTTCACGCCCACACCAGCGGAACCGGCAGCGCCAGCCGAACCGGACAATGCGGTGACAGCATCATCCTCGACATCGTAGAAGCAGCCGCTCCACTTGGCCTCGTCGGCGGGAACGACCGGCAGCTTGCTCTTGATAATGTCGCCACGGTAGCGAAGGCCCACATAGGTGTCATCGACCTGCCAGCCGGAATAGGTGACGTTCACGGCGACGGCGGACTCCAACAGGCCGGCGATGGCGGTCTGACGGCCATCGGTAGCCTTCGGGTCATACGGGCCGTAAGCGCCCTTGTTGGTGCCGCTCGTGATCTTGGCGAGCGGAATACCGGAACGGATGTAGATGGTCGTGGCTGTCGGGCTGACCCCGGTCAGGTACTTGTTGCGCAGAGTCTCGTCATCGACGTTGAACAGTTCGGGGACGATGGTCACGGAGACCACGCCGCCCGTCTGCTCGCCGAAACGCCACTCATTGTTTTCCTCAACGGTGGTCAGGCCGGTGCCATGCACCATTTCAATAGGAAGCGCCATGAGTATGGCTCCTTTCATTTGGTTTGCTTGTTATGGTTGCGGCGGCGGGCGTTCTGGCGGTCCATCGCACGCTTGTAGGCGTCGCCGCGCTTTGGTTTCGGATTGAACTCGCCCTCGGGGTTCTCGGCCTTTCGGCCTACGTTGCGAAGAGCCTCGGCTTCCGGCACCTGAACGCGGCCGTTCGGCTGAACGCCCAACGGCGAACCGGGTTGGATGGGGTTGAGCTCCGCATAGGACTTGGCGAAGTCCGCGATATCCTCCGGCGTGCCATCACCCTTGTACAGGGCTTCAAACACCTTGTCAGTGACCTGCGGATACGTGCTCTTCGCAATCAGACGCGCGTTGTCGGCACGCACCTGGGCAAGCTCGGCCTGAACCTGCTGCACCTGCTTGAGGTTCGCTTCGGCCTGCTTCTCGTTCTTACGGCTCATCGCCTTCCACTTGGCGAGCTCGTTGTCACCGGGGTTTTCCTCCGGCTTGACGTTTTCATTGTTTTCCTGAATGTCGGCGGTCGTTTCTGCCGCGCCCGTTTCAGGCTGAGACTGCTGAACCGTTTCGGTTTCGGCAGTGTTCTGTTCTTCCTTGGTAGGCATCCGCCCGCCCCTTTCATTCACGCGGCCAAACCGAGGGTCGACCGCAGGTATTGGAGCCATGCCCTCTGATAGGACATGGCTTGTCTTAAATGCACCGAAGGCCGGAAGCTGTACTTTCGACCCTCGAATGGAAAATCGTCTTCCTCGCCCGTATCCAGCACTTTCTGATAATGCTGTTGAAACTCCATAGCCCTCGCATACATGCGCTGCAACGCGGTGCGCGTCATCTTCAGGTCGGGGATATGCCATTCCGGCGCGGGAGTGCCGTCATCGTATTCACGCCGCCACTGGGACTGCGTGAGAATCGGCCCGATCTCGCTATGCGATTCCATGATGACGCGCACGCTTTTCAGGTCGGCGGCTGACGTGCTGCCAGCCTTCCTGTAGATGGCGTCCAAATCCTCCCGGTTGAGTTTCAGACCGGGGTCATTGTTCGCGGTGATCGGGGCGACGGTGCATTTGCAGTTGTTGTGCATGGGCAGAAGGTCGGCCGTGGAAAACACGTTCGTGGCCGCGACGGCGCACAGGCCGCACGTGCCGGTCTTGGAAAGCTCGGGGTGTATGACCCTACGGTATTTTCTGACGCCGGAACCGTGGAATCGTTGCGTGGCCGCACTGTTCATGGCTATCTGACCATCGGTGTTCGCATTGTCCGTCAACCGTTTCACGGCGGCGTCAAGCCAATCATCGACGGCCTTCTGCACGTAATCGTCCAGATTGTCCCATGCCAGCGGGCGTATCGATGGGTCCCTTACGGCCATGCTCCGATAGGCGTCGGCAGGACGCACGCTCACCGCCCAAGGGTCGGTGTTGTCCCTTGTGACGATGTATTCGGGAATCTGACCATCCGAAGGCATGTTCACCATGCCGAGCATCACGTCCGCATAGGAGACGCCCAGATGCCGCATGGCTTTGATGAACGCGATCTGATTCTGTGTTATCCACGCGGACACGCCCTGTGTTATCGCGTCGTTCCACCAGTCGGCGGGGTCGAGCGACTTCCACATGTTCCACGCACGCTGCACGTAGGCGTCGACCAGCGCCTGACGCTGCCGTTCCATGACGGTCAGCGCCTGTGTCATGTCGGCCATCACGTCACCTCATTGGTGGAGTCCAACGTCTCGTCGCCCAGAGTGTCGTTCAGGTCAGGGATGGTCGATGTCGAATCCAACGTGTCCTGCAAGGTGGGAGCCGACTGCTGTGAGGTCTTGCCTTCGACCAGAGTGTTCTCCTGACTCAGGGCGGTGGCGAAAGCCGTGTCCTGCAAGTCCTGCATGGCTTCGGCTATATCCATCTCGCTCATGTTCAGGAACCGTCGCATGATGGTTTTGACCGGCAGCAGTCCCCTCACATAGTTGGCGGCTTGCGCCTGCTCCAAATCGGTGGGAGTTTCGACCGGCTGCCACATCGTCTCGAAACGTTCATCGGCGGCGGACTGCTGGCCGCTTGCGACCAACGCCATGCGAAGCAGCAGCACGAACGCATCATTGGCACGCTCGTTCATGTCCTGCACCTTGAGCCTCAACATGCGGGTGGTGAGCTTCGCTCCCTCCGCGCTGCCGGAAACGTCAGGGCTGAGAATCGACAACGGGGTGCCGGACGCGCCGGCCAACTGTTTGATGTCCGTGTTCGCGGCGGAGACAATCGGCGTGATGTCCGTCACGGAGCTTTCGCCCATCTTCGCGTCCTTCGGCATCAGCCACAAGGCGGCGGGGCCAAGCTCGAACAAGGACGAGTAGTCGATCTTTTCGCCGGCACGCGCACGGTTGGCCTTCACGGCCGGGTCCTGCTTCGTGTAATACTCGGGAAGGTCGCCGGACACCCAACGCTGTTTGAACGCCTGCATCTCCTGAATGCAGAAACGTTGGAAACGCTGCTGGTCGATGGCGCTCAACGTCGGAAGATGAGGCTCGAACTGGCCTCGACCGGTCGCGGTCTTCAACTGGACGATGGGCAGGCAACCGCAGTCACGGGCGAAATCAAGACCATCGGAACTGGCCGCGCCCACCCATTCGAACAAGGCGGGCAACGACGGTTTCTTCTTGGAATCATCGTTCGCCAGCTCATACACGGCATCCTCATAGTCGGGACTGTCGGTCGGCAGCGTCCGCGACTCCACCTCACGTCTGGCGACACGACCATACACGTCGGTCACATTGCCCTTATCGTCACGGACCAGACGGTACAAGGCGATGTTCTCGGTGCCTTCATCCGCGTCATACGAGTAGACGATGGCCGCGCTCTTATCGTCGGAAACGACGGTATCCCAAGGGCTGAGCCTCGAAATGTAGGCCGGGTTAGGCGTCGACCACGCCTGCGCATAGGCGGCACCGTAAATCGATGCGTCACGCAGCATGTTCAACGATTTCAGGTTCATGCCCGACTTCTGCCACATGTCGTCTGCGGCGGTGGAACGTATCGCCTTGTCCGACACCAGACGGAAGCCGGTGGGCTTCTCCGAGGTGATGACCGCGTTCGCTATCGTGCTCGCCAAGTTCATCGGGCAGATGTCCACGAACCTGCGGTAGATGTCCGAACTGGTCACATCCATGTTGCGGGGGACCGCCTTCGTGGGTACGGTCTCCTTGCCGTCGTAGAACGTTTTCAACCGGCACAGCATGGGGATACGGTTCACCAGCCGGTTCGCCAACCGGGTAAGCACCACGCCGTCGCCTCCCGGTTCGACATCATCGGGAACCAACGACTCCAACTGCACGGCCATATCTCACCGTCCTTCTAATAAGTCACTCGGGTAACGTGGGTGCGCACCCTCGGCGCACGGGAACTGGCCTGTTCCAGATAACGGGTACGCGCCGTATATGCGAGGACGCCTGCGATGCAGGCGTCTATCTTCAACGGACTGTTCGGCGTCTCCTTGTACACGAGGTACTGAGTGGAGCCATCGGCGTTCGTCCTGCGCAGGTTCTTCCTTCGCGCGTTTCTGAAATGCGCGAGAAGCCTCGGGTCGGCCAACAGTGCGACATCACCGATGACGGGATTGTCCTCGTCATCGCACGCCGTCCATTCACGGCAGAACGCGGTATGCATGTCCACATACGCCTGCTTCATGTCCGACTCCCAATTGTTCGTGTGGAACATGATCGGGTCGCCGTTGTTGCGCTGGCCCACAAGGTCGAGATACGAGTAGTCGGTTTCCCAGCCGATAATGAGGTCACGCCAGCCGTGGACATCCGCGAAGAAGCCGACAACGTTGTAGTTGTCCAGCATCCAGCGAACCTTGCGGTCGAACGCCTCCACATCGACCTGCCAGTCAGCGGCCTCGGGGCCTTCGGGCTTCTGTTCCAGTTTGATAAGGAACAACAGGCCGTCCCTGACACGGCAGCCGACCAAGGCGGTCGCATCATCGGAAAGCGAACCGTCGAAGCCAAGCGTTATCTCGTCCTCGTCCGAAATAATGTCCTTCCAAGGCGCTGCCTCGTCCAAGTCGGTGCCCTCGGGAACGCCCGCATACAATGCGATGCCCGCGAGATGGCTTTTCAACAGGGATTCGGACAGCCAAGCGTCGGAAACGCTCGTGAGACTGTTCAGGTAGTAGCGAATCGAATCGCCCACATCGGAAGCCGGGTCGAGGATATCCGCGATAGGGCCGCGAATATCAACCCAGCCGTCCTTCGACGGGCCCGGCTCCACGCCGGGGGAGCGAAGCGAATACCCGTCATCGCTCACACCCTCGTCGTTGACCGGCACGATGCTGCCGTCAGCGAGAATGATATGGTCCTTGCCGTCCCTTGACTTCGCGGCGGAACCATACGCCTCATACAGGCCATGCTTCAGTTTGCCCGCATCACCCAGGTCCTCGATGTTCAAAGGCGAATACCTGTGGTCGAACAGCAGCTTCGGGTCCTTGATGCGACCCTCTCGAATATCCTGAGCGTGCTTGTAGGTCTCCTCGGCGATACTGTTCTCGCCGGGACGGTACATGGTCGTGGTTTCCAACACCCACGGTTCGGCGTCGCCCATACGCTTTGAAAGATTACGTTTCAGCGTATGATACGTGGCCTTCAACCGGGGAACGTTGTACAAGTGGGATTCGTCGGCGATGATGAACGTCTGCTTGCCGCCGTCATGCGTGGAAGAACCGGTGGCACCGGGCTTGATCGAACCACCCTCCGGCAGCAGGATACGGGTTTCACCGACATCAAGACCATAACCGCGCAACTGGCTCAAAGGCCCGTTCTCGCAGTTGTACTTCATTACCTGATAAACGTTATCCGTCTGTTCTTCGGCGGTGGCGATGCACACCACGTTCGGGCCCTGCACGGGACGGCCCATAGGCTCGCCCGGCAGATACTCGTAAGTCTGGCCGAGGAACGTGTAGGTTTCCCCGCCCTTCGCCCAACCGGCGAAACGGCATGGGTCCAAAGCCTCGAACAAACCCAGACGGCCACCCTTGCCGGACTTGTCACAACCCTTGGGGCGACTCAGGAACACATGGTTGAAACGACGCTGCCCATACTTGTCGAGCGCGTAACAGTCCACGTAGAACCGCGCATACTCAGGACTCTCATACACGGGCATGTCATACGCGGGCTCCGAACCCACGACGCAGAACGACTGTATCCACCACAAGGCAAGCCAGCCAAGCGAACGCTCCCTATCCTCGGCGGTCAGATTAGGGATAACGTCATGCATCAGCCCACCGCCCGACGCTGCCTACGTGCTTCCTCCATGCTGATGACGTTCGAGGAACCCGAATACGAGGACGCCTTCAAATCATTCGCCTGAGGCGCGTCGAACTTCAAATCGTTACGCGCCTTCGGAGTGACGCCGATCATGGCCTCACGCTGGCGAATCTCAGCCGCCAGAATCGCACGCCCCTTACGGGAACGTTTGAAATCATCCTTGAGCAGCGCCGTATCCAACACGAAATCCCAGTCAGGGCCGACGCCCATACGCTGAGCCAACGGGCTACGACGCAAATCCTCATACCAGCGGCGAGTGACCGGCAACCATTCATCGCCCGTATCCGGGCGAACATCAGGCAGTTCCGGCCCAACCGGCTCCTCGGGACTGCTCAGCAAAGGCATCGCGGCTATCTTGGACGCCCTACGCCCGTTTCCTGCCATGATTCACGCTCCGTTTCCGCCCATTCCGGGCTGTCCGACGCACGGGCTTTTCGCCCCTGCACCGGTCGTGAACGAGAATGCGGTTCTCCAAAGTCGCTGAATGCGACTTCTCCAAAGGAACCTTCCACTCAAAAGCCGCGCCGTCAGGCCCGGCACTATCTACATCGACCAGTCCGCCGCACTTCTGGCAACGGCCGGCACACTTCTCAATCACCTGCGAACGGGTGAAAGACTCGACAACCATCCGAGGCCGTTCAGCCGGTTCCACCGTCCGCTCATGCAACACGGTTTCAGGACGCGACGGCAGCTCGGGATGCAGTTGACGTTTACGGAAATACCTCAAACGGCACTTGTCCGAACAGAACAAGCGAGAGGAACGCTCAGGGTCGAACCATTTGAAGCACACCGGACACATGCGGGTGCGCAGTCTCCTCAACGGAGTGCCGGAATAGTAGTTCCGGTTGTAATGCTCCCTGCACAACCCTTTGGCGCACACCGGGTTAAGACACCCGAACACAGCGCAACGCTCTATCGAAAAGCCGGCCTCGAATACCATTCGGCCTCCTCGCGGCTCCTACGCTTTTCCACCCGAGCCTCACCACTCTCACGAGCGGTTTTCTGCTTATGGTGATATGAGCACAACGCCCACAGGTTCGACGGGGAATCATCATCAGGCTCACCGTTCTTCGCGCGAACCTTATGATCGACCTCATTGGCAGGATAGCCGCAAATATGCTTCGCCCCCGTATGCCAGTCGGTCACAATCCACTGGCATCGATGGTGGTCCCGCTCTAATATCCGCTTGCGGGTCCGCTCCCATCCGGGGTTGAACCGTGCATCACGGTTGGAAGATGACCAAGCCACGATGACTCCTTACACGTAGGGGGCGGAGCCGGTGGGAGCGTGGCGAGCGAGCATTCCAACGGGGTTAATCCAAATACAGGGGATGTTGGTCCACGAGCCACCGGCTCCTAGAGGCAATCCCGAGAATCGAACTCGAACCTGCGCTTTACGAGAGCGCCGCTCTTCCAATGAGCTAGAATGCCATGCCTCCCACTAGGGGAGCGCTGTTCAGTTATCGCCGCACGGCATGGCATGAAGCCGCCGCCGACATCCGGCGATGACCCAAGAAGCCGTCACCGCCTGTAATCGCCTCTTCTTGAAGGCGTTGTGGTACCGGAGTGGACTCGAACCACCGACCCTATGACCGTAGCCATACGCTCTAGCCGCTGAGCTACCGGCATCGCATACCCGGTGAGAATCGAACTCACGTCACCGGTTTTGGAGACCGGTACTCTACCATTGAGCTACGGGCATATAGGGATAGTCGAACCCCCACGACAGTCAGGGCCTTGACCAGCCTCACCGACCATCTCGCGGATGATGCAAGATTTGCACTTGCGAACCTTTTACGGTTTACGGCCTAGCAAGCCGCCGCATTCGTCTACTCTGCCAATCATCCACGGCCACGCCCCCGGTCCAAGAAAACAACACCAATACAAAACGGAATCCCAGAGAACTCGACCTTACAAATCCTCGTAAAACTGTTTTGACGGTTCGGTTTTCAAAAAAAGGCGTGGCCTAGTCGTGAGAGAAGGAATCGAACCCACAACACACCGGGTTTGAGCCGGCGTCCTCTACCAATTGGGATATCTCACGCAAATACAAGAAAACCCCGCGACTGCGGGGCCTCACCTTGTCAGGAACCCGAGCTTCGCTCCAATCCCCGACAATCCATCTACACGACATTTTACTCACAACAAGCGTTGCAGCAAGCGTTGCAAGAGTATTCCCACCACCAATGAAACGTTAATTCAAAAAACAGCCCAGCAGATCATTCACGAGCAGAACCATTGTCCGTGCGGCCCCCACGTCTTACCGGGGTGGGGCTCTCCCACCCCCATGTGTGCGCGTGCGCGTGTACGCGCGTAGGCGTGTGCGTATGGGCGCGTGCGCATACATGCGTGGTTATGGGACTGTGCGCGGCGGCGGCATGAGGTTGAGTGATGTTGGCTCATGTTTGGTGATTGTTGCATGGTGCAACTGTTGTATGTGCAACTGTATGGGTATGGGAGTAGTGGCCTGGGCTCTGTGGTTTGTCGTTTTTTGTCGTGTTGCCGTGGTTTCGACACGCCGAGGGATGCTAGTGTTTCCAATGGTTTTAAACTTTCCGGATTATCCGGCTTGACATTCCCAATCGGGAATACCTATGATGGAGCCAACAAAACAAACGAACACTAAACAGAAACGAGGTAAACGAGATGAAGAAGCTAATCACGGTAGGCAAATGGACACTAAGCCAGACAGAAGATGGTCGCAAGGTGATTACGCACCAAGGCGTCTCGGCGGCCTTTATGGTCAGGCTCAACGGGACTGATTTAACAATCATCCCCCGAAACGTCAAGGCCATTGCCGGTGAATGCATAAGCGAATATCTCAGTGAGACTCAGGAAGTTGCGAACTTTGCACACGCGGTACGCGGATACTTCGCGGCTAGCTGAGAACACAGCGCGGCCATAGTGGCTGAGCTGGGGTGCAAGTCCCCAGTCGCGCACTTAGTTCCCACTGCCTAAACCTCATTGTGAGCAGAGGGTAATCAGGCGAACGTGATGATTGATAATTGAATAGTGTTGCCGAATGCCGGTTGCAGTCTGCATAGTGAGAGTGTGTCAAACAAGACTGCGTAAATGGGTTGCGCCTACCGACGTTTAGCCATGTGGCTAATGAGGATAAGAGAAGCAAGGTGAAGGCCTTGCGAGTAGTGCGCGGACCCCTGAAAGAATGGGGAGCGATGGCATCAGAAACCGCGTCTGCGATAGGTATAATTGGGCCCACTGGACTAGAGATAGCGAGGTGGGCAATGGTTGACAATTGTATTAGGGAGTACCGAGTCAAGCGTGGCTGGACTCAGCAACAGTTAGCCGACAAAGTAGACGGAGTTAATCAGCCGCGTATTGCCGCGTGGGAAACAGGTATTAGAGATTTTGGCGATACCTCTCTCAACGTCGCAATCAAGGTGGCTAACGCGCTCCGCCTATCTAACCCACGTCGCTTACTGGAGGCTCCAAGCGAGTCGAAAGAAAACACTAGCGAAAGCTAGGTGTGTGCCCTAATCAATTCTTCGCCTGACTGTGGGCCTTGTACACAGTCGGCCTAGCTCACTGGGTTTATCCCATAGTCTAGGCACTCATAGCGTGTCCCAAGGTGGACGGGATACGCTGGAACCTGTTATATCGAAAGGTGGTGAGCCGTGCCGGTTGGCGATATCGTCGTTGACCCGCGTATCCAGACTCGACATCCCGACGTGTCCGCTGATTCGGTGCGCGTGGCATGGTCGAACGTCGTGCGGTTTATGGCGCGTGAGGATACCGACCCGTTGCGTTATGTGGCGGTTGGATACGACGAGTACGGGCGTTTGCTGGAAATGGTGGCGGTACTAGATGAGTCGGATCGTTGGCATGTGTTCCATGCCATGCGTGCGACGCCGAAGGTGCTGCGGGAACTGAAACTTTTGTAAAGGAGGAAGTGTCATGTCTTTTGTTGCGAAGGGTGGCCGTGTGGTCACTGATGACATGTTGGACAAGTGGGCCGACGATGCGGATAACGGCGAGTTCGGCGGAAGGCCGGGTGCGGTGTATTCCGGGCCTGTCGTTCCTGTCGCTCAGGCGGATGCTGTCAGTCGGACGTTTTCGTTAAGCGCTGACATGTCGGCCATGTTGGATGCCGTCGCTAAACGTCGTGGCGTGTCCGCTGATGACATCATGCGGCACGCGCTGGTGCGTGAGTTCGCGTCAGTGTGAGCTGTTCGGCGTGCTGGTTTTCCGACACGCCGATTTGTTTAAACCAAAATGATACGTTATGCTATCAATTATCAAGCCCAATCGGGCAAGACAAAAGCAAGTTTGAGAACTTAACAGTGTTTCCCTACATGCAAATGATACATTTTGCTGTCATAATTGGTTTACCTACTACTAGAGAAAGCGGGTAAGCCTATGGGACTTAAGGAACTGCGCAAACAAGCCGACTTAACACAAGTTGAGCTAGCCAAGCGCACTGGAATAGCGCGAACAATCATCAGCAGTTATGAGACCGGGCGGCGAGACGTTCGGAACATGACTCTTGAAAACGCTTTGAAGATATCCAGTGCACTCAACTGCCAACCGAGCGACCTGATGCGTTAAAAGAATGCGGCTAAGTAGCGCCAACTACCTAGCCGCGTGCCTTAAGTTGAAAGTTCTCTAACCAATCAATCAAATCGAGGCTGTGCTATCTTAGCACGCCTCACATGGAAGTGAGGAACCATGCGTAAAATTCTGGCGGCTTCAGCCGCGTTAATCACACTTTTCACCCTGTCCGCTTGCGGTAGTGATACCGCGAACATCCCGCAATGTGAGAACGAAGACGGCTCGGGTCAAGCTGGACTCTGCTACTGGGATAGTGCTCGAATGGGCAACGGACGCGGTACCGGCCTGTACATCTACCAAGACGGCATTCTAATCGACGAACGCTACTAAGTCTTTCAATCAGATTCATTCAGTCGCGCGGCTGTCTCCGCGCTTCATCAATTCAAGGGAGATTCACAATGTGTGTGGAACTTGTTTTCAGGATTAACGTTGACTGGCATAGGTCACGCATGTGGGGGAGTAACCCGCGTGCCGAAGTCTGGGCCAACCTCGCCGGCATTCGCGGCGACTACACTAACGGTACCGTGTCAGGCTGTGGATACGACAAGGAGAGTGCGGCAGTTGATTTAGCGTTGAAAGATAACCCGCTTATGCAGACACTCATGATGTGGCCGAAACTGAACGTGAACACCGGTTATAGTGGTCAGGTCACGCGCGTGGTCAACAAACTCGATTACGGGTATGAGCTGTGCTTTGGCGGCATGGGCATGAGTGAGTTCCTGGACTTCATGCGCGGCAATGGGTTCGCCGTTGAGGAGATGCACGGCGATATGTTCGACGGGTACACGTTCCGGCGTGACATGCCCGAATCTTTCGTTAAGACAGTTTGACTGCGATAGCGCGGCGCATTAATCCGCGCTTCCCGCCCATTCGGGCAATTTCAATCAATCAAACCTATAGATCCTATATCACACTAATGGAGGTGTGCCATGCCTGAAGAAATACTGAATCCAAGCGACTTCCACGTTGGCTGGTCGGCCCAATCGTTGGCCGGCGACATCTACGTTATCGTCAAAGCCACTGACAAGACGGTGACGTTCGATAAATACGATACCGTCTGGCTTACCGTTCGGCGTGTCCGGCGTAAGCGTTTCGAGTGGATTGAAGGAGGCTACTTCAAGGACGGTGCATTCACGTTCTGGCCGAGTAATTTTTTCCCGCCTGAGAACGTCTGCAGCCGCAACGATTTCATCCAATCGCATGAGTTTAAGGCGGTGGCATGATGGCACGCTACTTCTACGCTTTCCGCTGGGCTTATGGTATCGGCGCGACATGGGATGACGGGTCATGGCCGGGTGGCCTCTACGTGTTTGATTCGAGGGCTGAGCGTGACGCTTGGGTTGCCGACGACGTGTTTGATGGCAATTGGCATTGTGAGGCCATTACGGCGAAAGAGGCGCGTCATATCATGGCCGATACTGTTATCGGTTTTGATAATGATATGGCCGCACGGTACGACGGTAGCCGGTCGGCTGTCGAACGGTACGCGCCTACCGCCGAATTGGTCAGGGCATGGCGGCGTATCGACATGCAACTTAACCCAGTTGCGTATATGGGTGAGTGATCGACCATGATTGACCATTACCGTTGCAAGTCGTTTCCCGTGGCTGTTGCCACTCAATCGCATTATGAGGCCAAAGGTTATCCCGTGGAGCTAGTCCCGTGGGGTAGGGGCTACATGGTGCGAGTCCATCGTTAATAAATCGTTGTGGGGCATGGCGTTGTGGCCGTGCCCCTCTTGTTTAAGGGAGATTCAAAATGTCCATTACCGTTAAAGATGTTGCCGACATGGTGGAACGTGTTGACGAAAAACTATCGCCATTGACGCGCTATGACGGTTTCCAACCCTATGAGGGCATCTATCGCCTTGGCGACTGGGGATATGTGACGGAAACCGAATATAACAAGGCTTTCGAGCATGAAGATGGTTGGGCGCAAGACGCTTACATTTTGGACGGTAACGGTGTGAGCCATACCCGCATTAGTCAGCTAATTAACGAAGACGATACCGGTAAGGCAATTTCCGATTACATCAATGAGCGTTTCAACAATGACCAAATGGACGACGTTTTCTACACCGAAGCCACCGAAGAGGGTGAATGCTGAGAGTCTTCTAGCCGCCTACTCATTCCAGAAAATCAATCAAAATCGAATCTTTACAAGTGAGGTAAACCAAAATGAAGAAGCTGACCAATGACCCGTCGCGTAACGTGAATGCCGTGAGCGGCATGTGGGTGCGGTTGCGCAAGGATGGCTCGAAATATGATGTTCGGTATGTGAACGCTCGGGTTAGACGAGTCTGGTCACTTTCCCAGACTTCGCAGGGCACGGCGTGGAATGTTCAGGCCAAGGGAGTCCAGTATGAGGACTTTTTGAATGGCATGAGGTCAAGCTCCGTTGACCTTGAGCATGGTTGGATGCTCATACCCGATTCCGAGCGTATGAAGACAGTGCCGGTGCCGGTACCTACCGGAATGGACGCTAAAACGGTTGGCGGCATTGTCGCGCACCCATCGATCGATGCAAACTGGAAGTGTGAGGAGGAACGCTTCACGAGCAATGTTCAGTGGCCGGTGCCTATGCCCGAGGACGCGATATTGGAAGACGAGTTCATGGATGATGAACCCGCGCCGGATACACAGGAGATTCCCGAAGTGCCGCCGAAGGTGAACAGTTTCGCCGTCTCCTATTGTACGATGCCTGACCTGATGATGGCTAAGGAATGCCCCGAATTGCAAGGTTTGGGCCCTATCCGTCACTTCCGTACCAGCAAGGGCCGCAAGGTGGCCTACGTTGCTTCGGCCAATGGCAGGTGCGTTGTCGCCTACCGTGCCCGTTATGAGCGTGGCAGTGACAGGCAGTTGGAAAAGGCGGTGGCCGATTACGTGGCTACCGTCCGCGACAAGTGGGTTAAGGCGGCGTGACATGAGCGAGATTCGGGAGAAAGCCGTACGCCTGTTGTTGCAGGCGGCTTACGAGATGGCCGCCGATAACGCGGATAGCGTGGCGGATATCTTCGACTGCCAGCATGGTTTTATCGATGATTTACGCCGTCGTGCCATGCTGAAGCTGGACAAGCCATACACCGCGCCGGACTTCGATACTGCGGAACAGCAGATAGCCGAAACCGGTTTGTCGTTGGACATGCTCGACAAGAGGGCGCGTGAGGCGTTCTCACAGAAGTATTCCACCACGTATGACCGGTATGAGTGCGCTATCGGCTGGTGCATCGACGACATGCTGGGGTGGGAATGATGGAAGTCAAGATACCCACTAGCAAGATTCGTGAGGTTCTGGAGTCCTCTGGCTATGCGTATACGCCGGATAATATCGCGGCGGTACGCGCAAACATTCCACTCCACACGTCTGACCTGATTTTGGCGGCGTTGAACGCCACCGATTTACCCGACAAGCGGTTTGCTTTGCCGCTGTTCTAAGTTCTTGCCGCCTGGCGTTTTCCTCACTTCCGCTGGACGGCAACCCATTTTTTCAAGGAGACCAAACATGTTGAAAAAACTTGAACTCGCCCAACTACTGCAACAGCGTATCGCCCCTGACGATGATATCTCGTACATGACGAATAATCTCGGCATGGCCGTTGATGTAGCCCATCGCGGCGGGACTTTGCTGGACATGGACACGATGGTGGAATTGGCGCGTGTTCTACGATTCCAGGTCAGTTACGAACTGTACTCGTATCTAAATGGCCGTTACGAGTCGGATCTGATGGGGCTGTGCGAGGACTATAAGGAGGCTCGCAAAATATTAGGCCCTATGATAATGGACTATTTGAACGGCGTGAAATAGTTCGCTTAACCATAGTTTCTATCATTTAGAACCGCACTATGGGCTTTCTATGGTGCGGTTTTCACATAAATCATCATTTAGGCGGGGCTTTAGAGCGTTCTATTGTTCCGTCAATCGTTTTACCGAACAATACAAAGGAAGGTTTTGTCATGGAAGACAAGTTGGAGAATTTGCAGGCGTTGATTGAGGGCTCGGGGCTAGGGGATGTACGCCAAAAGGTGCGGGGCATGTCCGAGGCGCGGGTCCTGTGGGTATTGGATGGATATAAGGTTGATGGGTTGCCGTCCGGCCGTGAGTTTTTCATCGAATGGGATTCGCTGGAGCACGTACAAAACCAGTTGAGGGAGCTTGCGGACGGCGGCTATGACGCCGACGATGACGTGGCCCAGATGATGAATGACCTTGTGCCTGTCGATACGGCGTACAGTCGTATGCGCAAGGTCCGCGCCAGCTTGAAGTTTTTCGCCGCGATGGCGGAAGGCGACGGTATGGAGACCTACCGTATCTCCCAGCATGTCACGACAATCGAATACCGGCAGGTCAAGGCTCCCAAGGGATTGACCTTCGCTGAACTGTGCGATTGGGTGGAGGAGAACGGTGACGGCGATCTATACGACGTTGACGATATCGGCAGTGACGTGTTCGCCGCCAGTCGCCAGGGTGGTACGGAACTTAGTTCCAAGGAGTCGAAATGATTACCGCGATCTACCGTTTCGAGCGTTTCGACCCCGCCACCAACACCGAGTTGTGGCGGCGTATACCACGCTGGAAGCTGCGTCTCATGTGGCTTCAAGCGTGGCTTAAACGCGATAAGGCGGCTCGAATCGGCTACCGGGCGTGGTTGTACGCGCGTGTTTCAGGTGGCGGCGAATGGCTGACCGGCGACATGCTGGACTGGAATCAGGAGGTGTCCAAGTGAACGTCGAACGTATGGAGAAAGCCTTGCACGAGGTGTGGAAATACTATGACGAAGCAGGGGAGACTGGGCAAAACTATGTGCTTGACCCGGATAATCTCACCAAGTTCGCCGCCGATCTGTGCAAGGAATACGAGAAATCTTGATACACTGAAGGCCACGGGACTATCTTGTGGCCTTCTGGGAATTAGCGAACCAAGTACAAGAGGCATGATGTTTCGTCATGCCCGAATATTCTTTCAGGAGGAACTATCATGTCCATCAAAACCACCATCGTCCACATGCCCAGCGGAAAATGGCGTTTGGAAACCCGTCAAGGCGCATGGCCGATAAACCGCAATTGGAATGGGTTCAACACGTGGCCGGAATACGATCACAAGCCTACGAAAGAGGAAGTGGATGTGTTCGCACGTGAACTGTTCAAGGCCATGTTCGGTGTGGAGCCGATATTCATTGGTATGGAAGATGACGAATACGAATACGATTCCCGTGCCGGTCTTTGACGGATAAGTGGAAAACGTGGGCCCGATTATACGAAAACATGCTTTTCATTCACTGAAACCCGTGAAGATCAATAAAAAATAGATTTTCACGGGTTTCAAGCTATGATAGGCGTGTTATAAGACGCCGCTGCCTCTCGTGGAAGCACACTAGGGCGGCATTCTTATTCCTCCTTTGCCGATTTGATGGCTCCGTCCAGAAATTCCATCGTGCAGCGGAACAGTTCGGATTGCACGTATGCGACAAGCTCATTTGAGACCGTCATGTGCTTGCATGCCTTGGCCTTGTGTCGGTATCCGAGAATCTCGGCGTTGTACAAGCCCATCGCAGCATGCACGCATTCATGGCTGACGATATGCGGCAGCAGGTGTTCGCGGCTCAAATAGATCACGCACATGGGGGAGTTCCCGTATTTCACCACATTGGTCTGCGTGTCGATTGTCGCGGACTGCATGAGGGTGATTCCGGCTGTACCGTTTTCGAACGCGGCATCTCCAATCGGCCTGTCGAGGTCATCGGATTCGATGGAGGATTCCACCGAGTCGATGCAGGCGGCTCTCCGCATGGTTTCCTCGGTATCGTACACGCGGACTTCCACGCTGACCTTGTGCGCGAACTCGGTCAGGTCGATGATGCACCTCTGATGGGGAAACAGCGTCTCAGGTTCCTTGGTCAATGTTTTCTCCGATTCTCGATGATGGCGACGGCCCCCAGTAGGAGCGTGAACAGGATGATTGGGATCGCGCTCATTGCCCGCCGTGAATGGTTTTGCGCGCATGGTTCAGCTGCTCCGTCAATGCGGGTGTCATTGCGGCCAAATGCAGCGAAGCGGTCAGCATGTGCACGATCATGTAGCTGGCCCACGCATTGCAGCAGGCGATCAGCCCTGCTGCCTGAATGGTCGCCATAGTTCCCCCTTGGCTTTGCGCGTGTAGTATTCCTCAGCGGTCAATAGTTCACGTGGGTGGAGGCATTCGACCATTTCGTGCCATGAATAGAATGTACGGCAATGACTCGCTTCTCCGTCGTACCATCCCACGCTTAACGGCTGAACGGGCTGGCCAACCCTATTGAGAACGAGAAGGATTCGACACCAGCCAAAAGAGGTTTTCAGCCAGTATTCACCTGAATCAAACGGCATGTAATAGCCAGCCAGCCCAATCTTCTTAGGCGCGGGACGGGTGGCATAGGCGAAACCGAGGAGCGAGACCACGAGCATAGCTGTCGGGCCTGTCTCGAACCAGTAACGAACTTTACCTTCATTGTCCCGGACTTTCCGCCCTCCCCAACCGGCGCAGACTCCAGAAGTGCCTACCTCAGCCTGACACTTGTTTTCCGTAAAGCGGATGAACTGGTACACGTTCGTACTGCCTTTGACGTGAATCAGGTCGCCGGGCTGTAGGTCTTCCCATGCGACGCGAATCTTCTTGCTCACCTGTGGTCCTCCTTGCCGATATCGCTGAATCTTGTGTAAAGCCAGTCGTTCACGACGTACGTGTTGTAATCATCCTGTTGGATGTACCACCAGCGGTTTTGATGGCCGGCCTTCAGATACTCCTCGCACGTGTGGTCGATGGTGTTGTCGGGGTTGACCATCTGCCTGAACGACAGTTCATCGACCACGTTGTTGCTGGCCACGAGATCGGCTATCCGTTCGATACGCTCCGGCGTGAAATCGGGGGTGACCACGTACACGACACGTACCTTCTGACGGTCGAACCATTTGCGGGGCAATGCCAACGCCACGTCATCGGACAAGCTCGTGGGACGCATGTGATACACCACGCGGTTGAACCTGACCTGCTGCATGACTTGAGCCACGTTGCGTCCGCATTGGAAGTAGCTGGTGTGCATCTCGGTTTCCGTGAGCCAGTCTCCGGCCCTGCGTATCGCCTCCCGGTAGAAGGCGACACGTTTCGACGCTTCCGGCTCGCGCATGGGGAACAGGGGGTCTCCGCCGCCGCTGAAGCTCAGGAACCTCATGGGGTGGCGTTCGCTTTCACGGCTGATGGTCCGCAGCGTGGCCTGCATGTCCGTCACCGGCACGTTCAATCCGGTTTTCCTTACGATGCAGTAGGGGCATGTCCAATGACAGCCGAAATTCGTGATAACCGAATAATGTCCGTTCATTGTGTTTCTCCGATCAGTTGTTCCATTTCACTCACGTTGTCCTGCTTGCGTTTCAACGCCACGCAACGACGTATCCACTCGCGTTTGCGCTTATAGACGTTTGTTATCTCCACATTGCTCAACAGTTCGTTGCATGAGCAGACAAGCTGGGGAATATCCGACTCCGAGTCCGTTTGCACGACGGGTTTCTCCCCGCAGACAGGGCATTCGGGAACCGGCTCGTCAACCACTGCCTTCAACCGTCTGCAACCGGTATTCCACTTCTGAACATTCTCGTCTTCAAAAAACGAGGCGAACGAAAGGATGCTTTCGACGTGATCGCACCATTCCAAGAGCTGCCACGAGTCTTTTTCCAGCCAGTAGTCGCGGTAGTTGCGGGTGACGCACACATGCTTCAGTTTGGGTACGAGTCCGCAGATGGGGCATGGTTCCACTACCGGTGGCTTAGGTTCCGGCTTTTCGACCGGTTCCGGCTCCTCCAAGTGCAGCAGTCGTTTCAGCCAGTTCATACGTTCCTCGATTCCATCGACTCGTTGAACGCCTTCTGGAACGCATAAACCCCGGCTTTAACGGCCTTTTCGACGGAACCGTCGGGCGGCAGTGTCACTGTCACGTGCGCGCGTGGCTGCATGTCGTCGCCTATGAACACGCTGTCCGGTTCCAGTTCGCCCGCCACCGGGACTTCCACGGTGAACGTGGCTAGTTGAAGCGCCTTGGAATACAAGCCCAATACCACTTCCGTGGTGCCAAGATTGATGCTCATTGAGTAATCTCCCTGCGTCCGAGGAACTTGTTGACGAAGAACGTCTGACCTTTGCCCGTGACTTTCGGCGTCTTGTTGATGGTCGTGTGACCGTCCGAGTGAACCACGGTGGTTTCCTTGATCTCGAACAAGCCCAATTCCATAGATTTCTGCGTGGGCATGTTGCGAGAGCTGCCGGTTTTCATCAGCCATCCGTTGTCCCTCAGCCACGCGAACAAGCGCGTGCCGCCAATATCCACGCCATTGCCTTTCAGGACTTTCGCCAAGTCGCCCACGAGGATGCTGGTCTTCGAGGTTTCCACAGCGTCAGCGAACAACGCTTTGGGACGCATCCGTTCGACCTGTGCTTGGGCCTTCTCCTTTTCCGCCCGCTCCTGTTTGATTTGTGTGGCAAGTCGGATAAGGAAGTCGGGTTCGGTGACTGCCTTTTCCAAAGTCGATTCGGTCATGTACGCGCCATGTTTGCGAATCGATGGCAGCACCTCATGCGTCACCCAGCGTTTGAACTCGCGAGCCTCGGGCTTGCGGCTGCGTAACACGAGGGAGTACAAGCCGGACTCGGACACGAAAACGGGTGCCTTGCCGCCGTTCTGAGCAATATCCGTACTACGGATATTGGTGATTTCATCGGCATCGAGGTATTCCCGAATATGGTTGGTGGCCGTACCGAGAATGGCGCATACGTCCGCTCCAAGGAACCACGGGTTGCCGTGTTCGTCGGTTAGGACACGCACCTGAATGCCGTTGAAGTCGAATGGTTGAATCTGATTGCTCACTTGGTGTCTCCTTCCTTGGACTGGTTTTGCGAAACCTGCATGATCTCCCACACGTCCGCATCCTCCGACAAGCCGGACGCGAGACGGTAGAAGTCACTGAACCTGTAGAGCGGATTGCTGTACGCATCCTCGCCCTGCTGGGGCAACTGGCCTCGATGTATCCAACTACGCAAAGTGCTGCGGTTCACGCGCATCCCGCACGCCTTGATGATGTCCAACAGTTCGCCACGGGTTCTCACCGCCTCCGATTGGAGGAGACGTTTCACCCGTTCCGCCCTGATGAGGGCTACCGGCATACTGAAACCGCATTTCGGGCATTTCGCCGTCTCCGCGTCCGCGTAGCAGGAGAGCTGGCCCAAGCACTTGTCGGCGGGGCATGAGCCGTACAGTACGGTTTCCCCGTCATCGTCCGTGAGAAAACGACGCAGCTTGCGTGTCAGACTGTGCACCAGTTCCGCGTACACGGGCGTGCTGGAATGCTCCATGAGTTTCGGATGATTGGCGATACGGTAAACCATGTCCGATAGCGGCGTGGACTCGGGCAGATTGATTTTCAGACTGCGCACCCACTCGTACAACGTGCCTTGCAACCCCGGATAACCGTGGTCATCGTCCGCGTACAGCAGATCATGCAGGGCCTCGCGTAACGGTGCGGGCGCAGTGCCGGATTGACCGCCGCCACCGTTCTTGTGCCCGTAGGCGCGGTTGATGCGATACTCGCACAGGTCGGGCAGACTGCGGTCCAACCATCGCAGGTCGCCGGTCAACTGGCTGGCGTGCTTGTCGCACAGGAGATTCAGATTCGGTTCGACGCCATGTCCGATAAGCGGCGACGGCGCGTCGGTGACGATATCCCGCCAGCAACCGTGGTAGCGGCAGAGCCTCGTGTTTTCAGTGGAAAAAGACAATAGTGACCTTGACCTTCGGTTTTTTTGAAGGTCTCGGACGTGTCAGCAACTCTTAATTATGCCATCAAACCGGTCATTGTTCAGCCGGACGGCGTGTCGCCAGAACCTCGTCCAATGTCACGCCCAAACCCGGATTGAAATCACTGGACTCACGCCGGCGCTTGGGTTTCGCGGGCGGCAAGCGCAGCGGGTCACGCGCGGCCAACGCCACCTGTCGAGACTCGTCCGGGGAACGGCCCATCATGCGCTGCCGGCGATACAACCACGCCTGATCTTCCACTAGTCCCAGACGTTCGCACTCCCGGCCTATCTGCGCTTCGGACGGTTTCGCACCGTTGCGCAGTTTGCGGACGATGCCGTTGATGTCGCCGGAACCACACCAGCGACCCGTGCTGTTGACCGCGTAGAAGCGTCGAACGGCCTCACGCGCCTCTACCGCCGTGATATCCGAACGCAGTTCCGAATAAAAAGCGTCAAGCTGAACATCATCCCACTGAGCGTTGCCGTGATGCGCGTTAATCAGCGACAACAACGCCGCCGCCTCACCCTTGCTGAGCATTGAGACCTCCCTGCGAGTATCGGGCACGCTCCTCCTCGGTCATGTACTGCCAGGTTTTCGCCATGTTCGCTTCGAGATTCTGCTGGCTGCGGGACTTGACCGGCTGGACTTGCCGGGCCCTTGGGGTCTCCGGTTTGGGTTTCTCCCAGTTGCGTGCGTACAGTTCCCCGCCGATGAACCGGCTGAACGTCTTCACGAACCGTTCCTCGGTGTCCCCGACATACGCTCGGGTTTTGGCTTCAAGAAACTCGCACGGGTCAGCCTCGCCGGCGGCTTTCACGATCTTGGGCCATTCGATTTCCAACTGCATTCGAGCCTGAGAGGTCTTCCCGTCGAACCTGTTCGTCGGGTAAATACGCTCAAGACTGTCGAGCAGTCCATCGAAGTCAGGCTTTGAGGGGGTAGGGGGAGTTGAATTATCTTTAGATAATTCATTCTGGTGTTCTGGTGTTCTGGTGTTCTGGTGTTTGTCCCGATTCAGATGACTTTCAGACGGCTGAATCGCATCTGAATCGGAGGTTTTCACCTCGTTCTTATTTTTTTGGTAATTTTCAGCATTGCTTTCGCGCTTCTTTTGCACCTGTTCGCGACTACGATTATGCATAAGATAATCGTGAATGTAGTACCCGTTGTTCCCGTCCGGTTCGATCATGCCGACATTGCATAGTGCTTCAAGTTCTGAATCGGTGATATCCAGCACGTAAAGCGCATCATCTTCACTGATATGACCGTCTGAAAGATTATCTCCGCAGAAGGTAAGCATCATCGTGAACGCGCCTATCGCGCTCGGGCATGTGTGCCTGAGTTTTCGCACCTTGCGATTCATGTAGAAGCCGTTGACAAGCTGGATGTATCCTTTGCGGGCCATCGTTATACCACTTTCCTGAAATCTAAACTCACCAGACTCATTCCGTCTCCTCAATCATGGTTTCGAGGGCAGCGACCGCGTTCTCACTGCGGTTCTCGGCTACTGCCTTCCAGAATTTCGTATGATCCAGGTCATTTCCTGTCCCTTTCCCAAATGTTCTCAACCGTTCCGCACCACTTATCCCACGCTTCCTCCCTCGTGTCGGCATAGGGGCCGTTCAAGTGGACAGCACAGTAATACATGTAGCGGCCTTCCCATTCGAATATGAACGGGGTAGTTCCGCAGAAGGGGCAACGGTGCCGTATCCTTGTTAATGGATTGAACATGATTGTCTCCTTAGATCCTGTATGAAGTTGTGGCGGCTTCGCCAGTCCGAGGGCGTGCCGCTCGTCGCCGTGAGCAGCACGCCGTCATCGAATATCTTCCAGTGGCCGCTGCCGGCGCGTACCACCGTGTAGCCGTGCGAGGCTATCCAATGCATGAGTTTGCGGTCATCTCCACGCGCGGTCATGCTTTGAGCCTCATCTTCAACGCGAGACCGTTTTCATGCACGCTGCCCTTATCGAAGCCCATGAAACCGTTGAATAGTTCGTATTCGAGCAATACGGTGTCCACGCGGAACTCGTCGTACTGATGGTTTTTGATGCGTTCCATGACAAGCCTCATCGATGCGGCCGTATCCCTGCGGTCGGCCTGTATCGGAATGAGATACGGCCAAAGATTCCATTCGCCCGGATGATCGTTCAGCCAATGGGCGAAATCAACGAGTTTCCTATCTTCCATCATGTTCTCCTTGCCTTTTCGATGAATTCGCGCAGATACGGGTCATCGATGTCGATGGGGTGGCCGGCGAAAACCATGCCGCCCTCTTGGATGGGCAATGGGGGAGTGCGTTTGGTTTTATGCTCCCTTGCCTATTTCGCGCTTCCGGCTCTATGCTTCGCCAACCGTATGGGGTCGGCCTTGATATGGCAGTTGCGGCAACGGGGCCCGCTGCACATCTGGTTACGTGGCCGGATACGCCCGCAGTCGATGCATTCGGTGGATGTCGTGTTGTGACTGTTTCCCATCAGGAGCGTTCCCTGACCACGTAATCCGGGTGTTCCCGGCAATAGTCTTGGACACGTTCCAACCATTTGATTGCGCCGTCCACACTGCCCCAATCAACCAACTCGCCGTTCTCGTCGCGCGGATTGTATTCGGAACGCAGCTCATGCAACGGCTGAAGGTAGATGCGCATGAGGGCGTGCCCTATGATTTCGGCGCATTCCCTACCGGTCTTGCCGTCCAAGTCGGTTGACGGGCGAACATGATAGGCGGCGAAGAACGGGCCGAGATTGTACGTGTAGTTGAAGTAGCAGCCATAGTCATAGTCAGGGTCGTACCCGTAATCCCAGAAGTTCTCGGGAATATCCCGGCGTACCACATACAGGTCGTAGCTCATTCTTCGTCTCCTTCGATGATTCCATGTCCTGCTATCAATGCGAGGGTCTTTAAGTCGGTGAGCACGGGCTGGTTGTCCATGCTTGACAACGTGTTCAAGCCGAGACCCTTCTGTTTGAACACGACGAACCAGTAAGGTGCGTCAGCGTTACCCGCCTCGGTACGGCCCTCCTGCATCCACTCCTTGAGTCTCCCCGTATAGGTGCTGTAGTTTTTACACTCCAATACGACCGGCTGGCCGTGGATACGCAGACCGGTGATATCGCCCTGGTCTTTCGTCCCATGCAACACTTCACGGTGTATCGTCTGCTCGCTGTCACCCAACCGGGCGCGCAAATAGTTGACCACCTTGGATTCAAGCAGTGTGCCTTTGGCTTTCTGTCGGCTCATTCGTCCATCCACCATTCAGTCGGGTCATCGTGAAACTGGCAGTCCACGCAGTCCCCGAATACGTTCAAGATTCCTCCGCAGTACGGGCAATGCTCATACTGGACGGGCAGATAACTCGGTCTCATAATCAGAACTCCGGGTTGTCTCGTAGTCGTTTTTGCACGTCCCCGCGCATCTGCTCGATCACATCGACCCGAAATCCGGTAGCCAAGCGAATCTCCTCTGCCGGACGGTTCGAGTCTTCAATGAGCAGTTGCCATGCTTTACTTTTCGCTTTGCTCAACATGAGCCCCCTTCTCCAAATTAGAGCTGATACGCACCCGATAGTCGGTGATGCTCCAAGTCAGATGGTTCAACTGCCAGACGGTGAGTCCAAGAAAAACCAGCAGACAAAACGCTTGAACAATGGCCATCATCGTATTCTTTGACGTGATGCCCACCGCGAGGGAGAACGAGAAAAACACGTCCCACCCCAAATACCAGTACACGGACCATAATCCGGGTTTGCTGCCGTCACGTCGTTCGTAAACCGTGACCATATCCTTGTCACTCATTTCGATTCCTTCTTCTGCTCCTGTTCACGCCACCCCATACGCCTTGCAATGGGTAGCCGCTGATTCTGTCGTGTTGCGCCGCGTACCGTGCGCATTCGCATATCGCCGGACATTGGGCGCAGGCCTTGAGCGCCAATCGTTCCTCGCTGGACGTGGTTGGGAAGAACAGGTCAGGGTCCATGTCACGGCACGCGGCCTTGTCACGCCAGCCGCTCAATTCAATTCCTTCTTCGCGTTTTGAGACTACTTACGCTCATGATTCCTCCTTGAGCGTGGCGACATATGCGATGGCCTTGCGTTC